TCAACTGATAGAGCTACTATTGAATACCAATTTAGAAGAAATGAGATTATACGAGTACAATCACTGGGTAAGTTTAATAAACAGTTATCTGAGTTATGGGATAGTCCTTTAGAGGTGTTAGATGATAGAATGAGTTTATTATACAAAGAAAAGATAATACAATTACCAAAGATGGTTAAGAAATACCGAAGCGGTACCGTTATTAAAAGAAAATCATTTTTCAAAAAAGACGACAAGACAATTACATTAGTACCTGTTTGGGATAATACTGAGGATGTGAATGAAGATATTTTTGATTTTTTTGAATAATATGTTGTCCAATTAAAAAAGTTGTTTTACATTTGTAGTGTTATTAACATAATTATTAAAAAAAGAAAATGGCAAAGATTAAATCAAACACTTCGAGTACCAAATTGGAAAAATCAAAAGTATCTCGTCCTGGAGTTCATTCAAAAACTAAAACTTCTAGTCTTAAAAGTTCTAAGAACTATAAGAAGAAATATCGTGGACAAGGTCATTAATTTTTTTTAGTAATTATTAGATGGGGGTGTTGACACCCCCATTTTTTTATATTACTTTTTGTGTAAACTAAAAATATAAACTATGGCAACACTTAGAAAATACGTAACAACCACAGACATCAATGTCTATGAGGTTGAACTAACAGATGAACAATTAGAGTTGTATCAAGAAGACCAAGACCGATTTTTTGATGAGGTAATGGACGAACTTGATTGGGACTTCCAATACGACAAAGTCGGAGACGAAGATAATGAATATGAATTAAGAGATTAATATTTAAAACAATGGCAAACAATTTAAAAAGTATGATTAATGTAATCGCCAATGATGAGGCGGTTGCTATGTTGGAGGAAAAACTAAAGGGTATCAAATATGGTGATATTGCTAGTTTCGCCAAAGCATTCTACGAGAATGTTGAGATGAGTGGTAACGATGGTGTTATGAATAGTTGGTCTATTGAGAACTTAGGTTCAAAATGGACATACTTCTCAGATAATTGGGGTGGTGGTGAATTCGTTATTGAATCAGCATGGTATGCACCAAAAGAGTTTTACATCCATCTTTATAAGATGATGGCGGAGATTGACCCTGAGGTTGTTGTTGAAGTTAAATACGAAGATGAATCTTACAATCCCGTTGGAGCTTTCCTTATTAAGAAAGACGAAGAAGGTAATGCTATGTGGGCTCAAAATGAAGATGACGAATTGGAAGACCCAACAACTGAAATGGATTGGGATGACGAGGAGTTTGAAGAAGCTCAATTGGACTTCATGGATGAGGTAAGTTCATCACAAGACCGTATGTTGGAACTCTGTCACGAGCAGATTGATGGCAACGATGGTTACGATGTTTATGATGCTGAATAACCTATGAAAATTAAATTAGAATATATTTGGTTGGACGGGTATTATCCCGAACCTAATCTTAGAAGTAAGGTTAAGGTAGTTAATCCTTCAACACATTTTGTTGGTGGAAAACAAGTTCAAGGTATTAGTTTGGAGGATTGTCCGGTGTGGGGATTTGATGGTTCATCAACCCAACAAGCTGAAGGACACTTTTCTGACTGTTTGTTGAAACCTGTACGTCTTTGTCCTAACCCGTTGAATCGTGGAATGATTGATTCATACTTGGTTCTTTGTGAGGTTATGAATCCTGATGGTACTCCACACGTAACCAACACTCGTTCATTGATTGGTGAAGAGGAAGAAGGTTTGTGGTTTGGTTTCGAGCAGGAGTATACTATTATGAAAGACGGAAAACCTTTGGGATTCCCCTCGAATGGTTTCCCCGAACCTCAGGGTAAGTACTACTGTGGTGTGGGTAACGGTCAGGTTCATGGTCGTGAGTTTGTTGACAAGCACATGGAAAACTGTATCATGGCTGGTTTGGATATCACTGGTACCAATGCTGAGGTTATGTTGGGACAATGGGAATATCAGGTATTCTCAAAGGGTAAACTCCGTGCGGGTGATGACCTTTGGATTTCACGATACATCCTTCAACAGATGTCTGAGGATTATGGTTTCACCATTGAGTTCCACCCAAAACCTGTGAAGGGTGATTGGAATGGTTCGGGTCTTCACTGTAACTTCTCAAACGTTAAGATGAGAGAAGAGGGTGGAAAGGAATATTTTGATTCCATTTTCAACACATTCAATAGTCGTCACGATGAGCACATCAAATGTTATGGCTCTGACAATGACCAACGATTGACTGGTCGTCACGAGACCCAACACATCTCTAAATTCAGTTGGGGGGTTTCTGACCGTGGTGCATCTATTCGTGTTCCTTTGGCTACTTCTGAGAATTGGAAGGGGTATGTAGAGGACCGTCGTCCGGCATCTAACGGTGACCCTTATCGTATTACTAACGTAATTGCGGAATCTATTAAGGTGGCTGAAGAACTTTACAAGACATTGCACAATATGTATAGTGAAGTTGAAATCAGTAAAGAGGTTCGTAATATTATGGTTAGCGAACCATTGGAAAGAGAAGAAGAATAATGTCTGAGACAAAAAAAATTCCTGAACACGTAATTGAGATGGTGTCTGAATCATTGGGGGTATATCCTTCTTTGGTTCAGACCCATATTCTTTTGGAGGATGCATTACATAATGTGATGAGAAACACCAAAGAAATTTGGGTTAATCAATTTATGGATGACAAAAGAAGTGTACGTATTGAGGGGTTATTAAAATATAATGACTCGGATGTATTTATTTATTACCGAGCTGAAGATGAATATAAAACATATCGTTTTGTATATATGTTCCCAATCTCAAGTAGAGACACGGTAATGTTCGGGGTGAGTCAATTAAATCAATATAAAATAAAAATGATATGAATATAACTGGTGAAGAATTAAGAAGTAAGATTAGCTCAGGTGAAGCTATGATTGTAGATATGTATGCTGAATGGTGTGGACCCTGTAGAGTATTGGGACCAATCGTTGAAAGATTTGCTAATACAATGAAATCAGAAGGTTCCTCTGTGTCTGTTTACAAATACAACATTGAGTCCGACCGTGAGTTAACATCCGAGTTGGGAATAAGAAGTGTCCCCACGATTAAAGCATTCAAGGGAGGACAAGAGGTCGTAACGAAGGTTGGTGTTCTTCAAGAAGCACAACTTCGTGAGATGGCTCAAATGGTATTGTAATATGAAACAGGTTATCCTCTTTACAATGAAGGGTTGTCCTTGGTGTCAGATGATGAAAGATTCATTAACTGAAGCGAAGGTGAAGTACAACGAACGAGACATTGACGACTATAAAGAAGAATATGATTTGTTTGTTGAAGCTACAGGTAACGACTATCTTCCTGCACTTATGTTGCTAACAGTAGAGGGGGATGATGCTAAGAATGTAAAACTATTGGCTCCTGATAGGGACTTCCAAGAGATACACGAGGCAGTCGAAAAAGTAAAAAATTATCTATAAAAAAAAGGGTCCTTCGGGACCCTTTTACATTAATACAATATCCTTTAATTTCCTTCTATTCTGATAAGGTAATTCACCTTTATTCAAAATCATATTCTCATAGTTGAAATTACTTAAATCCATATCTTCAATAATGGATTTTAATTCAAATGGGAAGATATCCAAAACCAATGACTTTGTCCATTCAAGAGTGGTTATCAAATTGGATGATGATAAAAACAAATCAATGTTATCTACATTGATATTATATATGGGTTCATTTGAACTCATCGAGATGGTAACCTCTTTACATAAATTAGATTCAAACAATGTGTGACTAATATAATTGCTGAGCATAATATATGATTTCTCTGTATTGTCTGACATCCCATAAAACTCTGAAGATATAACGGGAGTTCTTAATTGAGGGGATGATGATTGTTTGGAGTATTTGGTGTAATGTTCTTTGTAACTGAATAATCTCTTTTCATTTCTATTATATTCAATTAAATCAATAATGTTTACGGGTTGAATATCTTTTTCTGAATCTTCATATGACAACCTAATTAATTCTTTGTTAATTAATTCACTGATATTAAAGGGGGATTGCAATGATGTGGTACCTTCTACGACAAAAAATTTGTTGTGGTCCGTTACTCTAATATAAGAAATGTTATTTGGGTCAATCTTTTTATACTCTTCAATAATGATATTTGATATTAAATTTGAAAGAGTTTCTAGGTTAAAAATTCTATGGACATCTGTTAGATTCATATTAGATTTTTCTTAATAATTTTATTTTATGAAATTATATCAAAAAAATATTTAGGATTAAATAGTTTATAATACTTATTGGGTAATAAACAACTTTTCATAGTATTTATATTATAAATTAATTTTAAAGAATAGATTCGAAACCTAATGGCAAAAAGAATTACAATAGTTCCAAAACCGAGTAACCAAGACCCTTATGTAATATTTGAAACTGCTGCGGGAAAAAAGATTAAACTAATTGTTCAATCGGACGCTTCATTATCGTTTTCTGGTACAACATATGGAGATAGATTGGTTTATATTCCAAGTAATGGAAGTGGATTGGAAGTTAAGGGCTCAATAAACTTTATCAATGACGTTTATTTTAGAGGTGGTAAATCTATTGATAGTGCCAATAACACATGGGTAGGTAATACTATTAACATTAAAGGTGAGAGTGGTGATATTGGGCCAAAAGGACCTACACAAGTTAAAGGACCTACAGGACCTCAAGGTCCCACAGGTGGTGGAGGACCAGTTGGTCCAACAGGAGATACTACCATTGGTTTGAAAGGACCTAAGGGTATTAAAGGTTTAAAAGGTAATAAAGGTTTAATCGGTAATAAGGGTTTAAAAGGACCTCAAGGGTCATCACCAATTGGTAATAAAGGAACTCAGGGTTCATCACCAAAAGGACCGCAAGGTGGTGGAGGAATAAAGGGACCTATCGGATTGCAAGGACCAACAGGTGACTCTACACAAGGTTCAGCTGGACCAACAGGTGATTCATATCAGGGACCAGGTGGACCAACAGGTGATTCTACACAGGGTTTACAAGGTCCAACAGGTCCAACAGGACCTACGGGGGTAAAAGGACCAAAAGGTCCAATTGCACCTGCAGGACCTCCGGGAGACAAAGGCCAAAAAGGTCCAATCGGACCTAAAGGATTAAAAGGTCCAACAGCACCTCCAGGTGCTAAGGGTCCTAAAGGACTTAAAGGACCTATTGGTTTACAAGGACCTAAAGGACCTCAAGGTGGTTCACCTAAAGGACCAAAAGGGCCTCAGGGTTCTTCACCTATTGGACCAAAGGGTCCTCAAGGTAATTCACCTCAAGGAAATATTGGTGGTCAAGGACCACAAGGACCACAAGGTGGTGGTGGACCAACTGGAGATTCAACTCAAGGTACAGGTGGTGGAGGTGGAGACACATACCAAGGACCTGTAGGTTCTACTGGTGATTCAACACAGGGATTACAAGGTCCAACAGGACCAACGGGGCCAACGGGAGGTAAAGGACCTAAAGGTCCAACTGCCCCTGCAGGACCTCCAGGAGATAAAGGACAAAAAGGACCAATCGGAGCCAAAGGACCAAAGGGACCAACTGCACCTTCAGGTGCTAAAGGTCCAAAAGGTATTAAAGGACCTGTAGGTAATAAAGGACCAAAGGGACCTCAGGGTTCTGCACCAAAAGGACCAAAAGGTCCACAGGGTGGCTCACCAAAAGGACCAAAGGGTCCTCAGGGTAGTCAACCACAAGGTGCCATTGGTGGTCAAGGACCACAAGGATTACAAGGTGGTGGAGGTCCAACAGGAGATTCAACACAAGGACCGCAAGGTGCTGGTGGTGATTCATACCAAGGACCAGGTGGACCAACAGGAGATTCAACACAAGGACCAAAAGGTCCAACAGGTCCAACAGGACCAACGGGAGGTAAAGGACCTAAAGGTCCAACTGCCCCTGCAGGACCTCCAGGAGACAAAGGACAAAAAGGACCAATCGGAGCCAAAGGACCAAAGGGTCCAACTGCACCTGCCGGACCTGGTGGAGACAAAGGACAAAAAGGTCCAATCGGACCAACAGCATTTAAGGGACCTCAGGGTTCTTCAATTAAAGGACCAAAGGGGCCACAAGGTTCTTCACCTCAAGGACCAAAAGGACCTCAGGGTTCGGCACCAAAAGGACCAAAAGGGCCTCAAGGTCCACAAGGACCAAGAGGACCTCAGGGTGGTGTTGGTGATTCAACACAAGGACCAGGCGGTGGAGGAGGAGATTCCTACCAAGGACCGGGTGGACCAACAGGTGATTCAACACAAGGACCAGGTGGTGCCGGTGGACCAACAGGTCCAACAAGTGCAAAAGGACCAAAGGGACCTACAGCACCTGCGGGACCTGGTGGAGACAAAGGACAGAAAGGTCCAATCGGTGCTAAGGGACCAAAGGGTCCAACAGCACCTGCGGGACCTGGTGGAGACAAAGGACAGAAAGGTCCAATCGGGCCAACAGCATTTAAAGGACCTCAGGGCTCATCTATTAAAGGACCTAAGGGACCACAGGGTGGTTCACCTAAAGGACCTAAAGGACCTCAGGGTTCTTCACCAAAGGGACCAAAAGGACCTCAGGGTTCTTCACCTAAAGGACCTAAGGGACCTCAAGGTAGTTCGCCAAAGGGACCAAAAGGACCTCAGGGTAGCTCACCAAAGGGACCAAAAGGACCTCAGGGTAGCTCACCAAAAGGACCAAAAGGACCTCAGGGTTCTTCACCTAAAGGACCAAAAGGGCCTCAGGGTGGTTCACCTAAGGGACCTAAGGGACCACAGGGTTCTTCACCTAAGGGACCTAAGGGACCTCAGGGTTCTTCACCAAAGGGACCAAAAGGACCTCAGGGTAGTTCAATTAAAGGACCAAAGGGACCTCAGGGTGGTTCGCCAAAGGGACCAAAAGGACCTCAGGGTACTTCAACACCAGGACCTAAAGGTAAACGAGGACCACAAGGACCTGCGGGATATGGACCTCCAGGACCTCCAGGACCTAAAGGACCTGCGGGTAACGGTTCAATAGGACCAACTGGTGCTAAAGGACCTGTAGGAGGTGCGGGTAAAACATCACCTGGACCACAAGGAGGTTTAGGACCTGCCGGTTCAAATGGACCACAAGGTGCAAAAGGACCTAAAGGTGAAAAAGGACAAAAAGGACCAGCTCCTACATGTTATTCTATTGACCTTTTCTTTATGGGAGGTGACCCAAACCAAGATTGTGGTATGGACTCTCAGAGAATTTATTCTTTCTGTTCTCAAGCAAACGTAACTGCGGGATGTAGAATATTTGATGTTGCAAACTGTACATCATGTACTTCACTAAGTGCATCATTTTGGAATAATGGTATTGATGTATTTAATACTTTTGGTGGTGACCCTTGTGAACTTATCTTTGAACAAGCTTGTGGAGGGTCTGATTCACGATTAAAAATAGGTGTAGAGACATTAACAAATGCTATATCTAATATCATGAAAATTAATGTTGCAGAATATGATTGGAATGAGAAATATGATAAGTATAGTTACTTAAGAGAAAGACAAAAACTCCATTCAATTGGTATGATTGCACAAGAGTTACAACAAATTTATCCTGATTTAGTGTATGAAAGACCTGATGGATATTTATCAATTAGATACAGTCATATGAATGCAATCTTAATTGAAGGTGTTAAAGAACAACAGTTGGCGATACAAACCATTAAAAACGAAATAGATTATTTAAAGACTAAAATATAAGATGGCAAAAGATATTATTATATATCCTTCAGGTACTTCAGGTAGTGACTCTTACATAATTGTACAGGGTGATAAATCTCGTTATAAGATTGAAATGAAATCTGAAGGGTTGGTCTTTACTTCAGAAAACGACGCATCAAATAAAATTGTAATTGATGACTCTTTAACTCCACTTACAGTTTATTCAAAATCAGATATTGATTTAGGTCTTGATGTGAATGTAAATGCTATTGTTAATAGTGTTGGTGATTGGGTTGGTGCTCAAACAAACTTAAAAGGATTAAAAGGACAAAAAGGACCCATTGGTGATAATTTCCCAAAGGGTAATAAAGGTATCAAAGGACCTGTAGGTGAAAAAGGATTAAAAGGTACTAAAGGACCTACTGCACCGTCGGGAGCACAAGGTCCAATCGGTACTCAAGGTATACCATATGAAAGTTTAGGTCCACAAGGAGCTCAAGGACCACAAGGTGGTGTTGGGGATTCAGTTCAAGGACCGGTAGGTTCAACAGGAGATTCGACACAAGGAGCTGCCGGTGGACAAGGACCTACAGGACCAACTGGTGTAAAAGGACCAAAAGGTCCAATTGCACCTGCAGGACCTCAGGGTGACAAAGGACAAAAAGGACCTATTGGTGCTAAAGGACCTAAAGGTCCAACGGCACCTCCAGGTGCTAAAGGTCCAAAAGGTATTAAAGGTCCTATTGGTAACAAAGGACCAAAGGGACCTCAGGGAAATAGCCCAAAGGGGCCAAAAGGACCGCAAGGTGGTTCACCTATTGGACCAAAGGGTCCTCAGGGTAACTCACCCCAAGGAAACATTGGTGGACAAGGACCACAAGGATTACAAGGTGGTGGAGGACCAACAGGTGACTCTACACAAGGTACTGGTGGTGGAGGCGGAGATGCATACCAAGGACCTGTAGGTTCCACTGGTGATTCCACACAAGGTTTACAAGGTCCGACAGGACCAACAGGACCTACGGGAGTAAAAGGTCCAAAAGGTCCAATCGCACCTGCAGGACCTCCAGGAGATAAAGGCCAAAAGGGTCCAATCGGACCTAAAGGATTAAAAGGACCAACGGCACCTCCAGGTGCTAAAGGTCCAAAAGGTATTAAAGGACCTGTTGGTAATAAAGGACCAAAAGGACCTCAGGGAAATAGTCCAAAAGGACCAAAGGGACCTCAGGGTAGTTCACCAAAAGGGCCAAAAGGACCTCAAGGTAATTCACCTCAAGGAAATATTGGTGGACAAGGACCACAAGGATTACAAGGTGGTGGAGGACCAACAGGAGATTCAACACAAGGACCTGGTGGTGCTGGTGGAGATTCATACCAAGGACCAGGTGGACCAACAGGAGATTCTACACAAGGTTTACAAGGACCAACAGGACCAACAGGACCTACGGGAGGTAAAGGACCTAAAGGACCAACCGCACCTCCAGGACCTCCAGGTGATAAAGGACAGAAAGGTCCAATCGGAGCTAAAGGACCAAAGGGACCAACTGCGCCTCCAGGTGCCAAAGGTCCAAAAGGTATTAAAGGACCTGTAGGTAATAAAGGACCAAAGGGACCTCAGGGTTCTGCACCAAAAGGACCAAAAGGTCCACAGGGTGGCTCACCAAAAGGACCAAAGGGTCCTCAGGGTTCGGCTCCAAAAGGACCAAAAGGGCCTCAAGGTCCACAAGGACCAAGAGGACCTCAGGGTGGTGTTGGTGATTCAACACAAGGACCCGGTGGTGGAGTAGGAGATTCCTACCAAGGACCGGGTGGACCAACAGGGGATTCAACACAAGGACCAGGTGGTGCCGGTGGACCAACAGGTCCAACAAGTTCACCAGGACTTAAAGGACCAACTGCACCTGCAGGACCTCCAGGAGACAAAGGACAAAAAGGTCCAATCGGAGCCAAAGGACCAAAGGGACCAACGGCACCTGCAGGACCTCCAGGAGATAAAGGACAAAAAGGTCCAATCGGGCCAACAGCATTTAAAGGACCTCAGGGTTCTTCAATTAAAGGGCCTAAGGGACCACAGGGTGGTTCACCTAAAGGACCTAAAGGACCTCAGGGTTCTTCACCAAAAGGACCAAAAGGACCTCAAGGACCTCAAGGACCAAGAGGAGCGCAAGGACCAACAGGGTCTTCAACACAAGGACCTGGTGGAGGACCTGGTGACAATTATCAAGGAGTAGGAGGACCAACAGGGTCTTCAACACAAGGACCTGGTGGAGGTGTTGGTGATTCAACACAAGGACCTGGTGGAGGTGTTGGTGATTCAACACAAGGACCTGGTGGAGGTGTTGGTGATTCAACACAAGGACCTGGTGGAGGTGTTGGTGATTCAACACAAGGACCTGGTGGAGGTGTTGGTGATTCAACACAAGGACCTGGCGGTGCAGGTGGTGATGCTTACCAAGGAGTAGGAGGACCAACGGGTGATTCATCACAAGGACCAGGAGGACCAACAGGGTCTTCAACACAAGGACCTGGTGGAGGACCTGGCGATTCATCACAAGGACCTGGCGGTGCGGGTGGAGATTCTTATCAAGGACCTGGAGGACCAACAGGTAGTAATACTACAGGTGGAGCTGGTCCTGAGGGTGACCCAGGAGAACCAGGAGACCCCGGACCTACAGGAGCTCCAGGACCGAAAGGACCGAAAGGAATAATAGGACCTCAAGGCGCTGGAGGAGATAAAGGACAAAGAGGACCCGATGGGACGCCTCAATCAGGACCTCCAGGTGACAAAGGACAGAAAGGACAGAATAGTACTGCAACTGGACCTCCAGGGGCTAAAGGACAAAAAGGTCCACAAGGTAGTGCTTCGGACGAAAGATTAAAAGATAATGTTAAAGGTCTTAAAGGTAATATGAAACGACTTTTAATGTTAAAAGGTCTTTACTTTGATTGGAAACAAGATGAATTTACCTTAAAATATATGTTAGGTAAAAAGGGTTCTGAGTATGGATTTATTGCTCAGGATGTCAATGAAATTTTACCTGATGTGGTATTTACAGATAATGAAGGTATCATGGCAATTGAATACGATAAATTGGTTGCCATTGGTATTGGTTCATTACAAGAACAGCAAACAAGAATTACCAATATGATGAATAGAATAAACGTACTTAAAGATTATGTAGGATAATGGGAAAAGATATTTTAATTATACCGGGTGACGGAAATCTATTTTTCTCAGGTAGTTCTACAACAACTAATCCTGCTAAACTTACACCTAAAGAAGCTGTAGGTCAAAATGATTATTTATTGTTTACTGACGCTGCAGGTAATAGAAAGACATTAGGACTAGGTAGTAAAGGAACTGAGTACGGTTTACAGACGGATACTACAATAAAAATTTTAGGCTCGGGTTCTTTAAAAGTTAAGGGTACTACCCTTATTTCAAGTCAAGGTGTTTGGCAAGGAACAAACTCAACTGACAAAGGAGTTATTGGTAATAAGGGTGTTAAAGGTAATTCGACAGGTGAAGCTGACCAAGGATTACAAGGTAATAGAGGTGGTCAAGGTAATAAAGGACCTCAAGGTGGTTCACCAAAAGGACCAAAAGGACCAACAGGACCAACAGGACCTATAGGTCAACAAGGACCTACGGGTATCGGAGGTGATAAAGGACCAACTGCACCTAAAGGACCTAAAGGTCTTAAAGGTCCAACTGCACCTGCTGGAGGTGTTGGTGATAAAGGTATTAAAGGACCAATCGGTCCAACTGGTAATAAAGGACCTCAAGGTAGTTCACCAAAAGGACCAAAGGGTCCTCAGGGAGGTTCACCAAAAGGTCCAAAAGGACCTCAAGGTAATTCACCTCAAGGAAACATTGGCGGACAAGGTCCACAAGGACCTCAAGGTGGTGGCGGACCAACAGGTGACTCTACACAAGGTACTGGTGGTGGAGGTGGAGACGCATACCAAGGACCAACAGGTTCTACAGGTGATTCTACACAGGGATTACAAGGTCCAACAGGTCCAACAGGACCAACGGGAGGTAAAGGACCAAAAGGTCCAATCGCACCTGCAGGACCTCCAGGAGACAAAGGCCAAAAGGGTCCAATCGGACCTAAAGGATTAAAAGGACCAACGGCACCTCCAGGTGCTAAGGGTCCAAAAGGTATTAAAGGACCTATTGGTAACAAAGGACCAAAAGGACCTCAAGGAAATAGTCCAAAAGGACCAAAGGGTCCTCAGGGTGGTTCACCTATTGGACCAAAGGGTCCTCAAGGTAATTCACCTCAAGGAAATATAGGAGGTCAAGGACCACAAGGATTACAAGGTGGTGGAGGACCAACAGGTGACTCTACACAAGGTGCTGGTGGTGGAGGCGGAGATGCATACCAAGGACCTGGTGGACCAACAGGAGATTCTACACAAGGTTTACAAGGTCCGACAGGACCAACAGGACCAACGGGAGGTAAAGGACCAAAAGGTCCAACTGCACCTGCAGGACCTCCAGGAGACAAAGGCCAAAAAGGACCAATCGGAGCTAAGGGACCAAAGGGACCAACTGCGCCTCCAGGTGCTAAAGGTCCAAAAGGTATTAAAGGACCTGTAGGTAATAAAGGACCGAAGGGTCCTCAGGGTTCTGCACCAAAAGGACCAAAGGGTCCACAGGGTGGTTCACCAAAAGGACCAAAGGGTCCTCAGGGTAGTCAACCACAAGGGGCTATTGGTGGTCAAGGACCGCAAGGATTGCAAGGTGGCGGAGGACCGACAGGAGATTCAACACAAGGACCTGGTGGTGGAGGAGGAGATTCCTATCAAGGAGTTGGTGGACCAACAGGTGATTCAACACAAGGACCAGGTGGTGCCGGTGGGCCAACAGGTCCAACAAGTTCACCAGGACTTAAAGGACCTACAGCACCTGCAGGACCTCCAGGAGATAAAGGGCAAAAAGGACCAATCGGTGCTAAGGGACCAAAGGGACCAACTGCACCTGCAGGACCTGGTGGAGACAAAGGACAAAAAGGTCCAATCGGACCAACAGCATTTAAAGGACCTCAGGGTTCTTCAATTAAAGGACCAAAGGGACCGCAAGGTTCTTCACCTCAAGGACCTAAAGGACCTCAGGGTTCTTCACCAAAAGGACCAAAAGGACCTCAAGGACCTCAAGGACCAAGAGGAGCGCAAGGACCAACAGGGTCTTCAACACAAGGACCAGGCGGTGGTGGTGGAGATGCTTACACAGGACCAGGAGGTGATGTCGGTGATTCAACACAAGGACCCGGTGGGGCTGGTGGTCCAACAGGACCTACAAGTGCAAAAGGACCAAAGGGACCTACAGCACCTGCAGGACCTCCAGGAGATAAAGGACAGAAAGGTCCAATTGGTGCTAAGGGACCAAAGGGTCCAACAGCACCTGCAGGACCTCCAGGAGACAAAGGACCTACAGCACCTGCAGGACCTCCAGGAGACAAAGGTCCAACTGCACCTGCAGGACCTCCAGGAGATAAAGGACCTACAGCACCTGCAGGACCTCCAGGAGACAAAGGACCTACAGCACCTGCAGGACCTCCAGGAGATAAAGGTCCAACTGCACCTGCAGGACCTGGTGGAGATAAAGGACAGAAAGGACCAATCGGGGCTAAAGGACCAAAAGGACCAACGGCACCTCCAGGAGCTAAAGGACCAAAAGGACCTACAGCACCTGCAGGACCTCCAGGTGATAAAGGACCTACAGCACCTGCAGGACCTCCAGGTGATAAAGGACAGAAAGGACCAATCGGTGCTAAGGGACCAAAGGGACCTACAGCACCTTCTATAGATGGACCTGTTGGACCTGTAGGATATAAAGGACCTTCTATTGCAGGACCAGGTGGACCTCCTGGTATAATGGGTGATACAATTCCTGGACCTAAAGGTATTAAAGGACCAACAGGTCCGACAGGACTTACGCCTCCAGGACCAAAAGGACCAAAAGGACCAAAAGGTATTGCTGGCGGATTAGGTTCACCAGGAGCTAAAGGACCAACAGGACCAACAGGTTCTGCAGGTTCACCATCAGATATTAGATTAAAAACAAATCTAAGAGTAATTGATTCAGCATTAGAAAAAGTATTAAAGCTAAGAGGTGTTGAATATTACTTTAGAAAGATGGTTGATGGAGTACCAACAGATGAAAAAGATGTTAGAGATATTGGTATTATTGCACAAGAAGTTCAAGAACATTTTCCAGAATTGGTAAATACGGGTTCTGAATCAGGATTCTTAGGTGTAAAATATGAAATGTTATTCCCAATCATAGTAGAATCAATTCAACAACAATCATATATATTAGATGATTATGAGATTGAATTGAAACAATTAGAAGATAAAATGAAAGAAAAGGGACTTTAAGTCCCTTTTTTTATATACAATAAAATCTATTTTTTTATTTTATAAATAAAAAGATATGAATTTAGAAAAGTATTCCCCCAAAGACAATAGAATTATTGTTTATTCAAATACCAACGGCAATATTGCTGATAGATTAAATGGTATTGTAACTTCATTTTTATTGGCATTATTAAATGATTATCACTTCAGAATCGCTGAATCTAATATGTTATTACATAATATTTTTAATTCTGATTACGATTGGAAAAATGAGGATTGGTATGATGGTGAATACAAAAGAGGAAGATTAAATTTAAATAATATATTAAATGATGAGAAACATTGGTTAGAAGATGTTGTTATAACAGATGAAATACCAAACGCTGAAGTTCTAAATTTATTTATTAATGAGAATGGATTAAAATATATCTTCAATAATGAAAATTATAACAAAAGACTCGAAGAGTTAGATTTAGAATATAACACAGCATACTCACAACTACTAACTTATCTTTTTAATTTTAATGGGAAATATGAAAAAAATTTCTATTACTTATTAGACCGTCTTTATTTGGATGAAGGTAATCCAATGTCTGTACATATCAGAAACATTCAAGGGGATGAGAATATAACAAATTCTTTTATGGATGCTATAAAGAAACATTCTTCACCTAACTCTACGATTTTTTTATCATCAGATAATGAGTCAATTATCAAAGAAATGAAAAGTAATTTATCAGGATTAAAAATTATATCACTACCAAACAATATAGTTTTTGATAATGATGGTGATATTAAAGAATCTGATTTGGTAAAACTTTATTATGAAATGTTTTTACAAGCGAATTGTACAAAACATATAATTTCACCATGGAGTGGTTTTTCAAAAGTAATCGCCACTTTATCTGCGGATGATATCGTTGTAGTTGAAGATAAAAATAACCCCCAATTTAATATTAAAATTGAGGGTTACACAAAACTACGTTTGGATGAGTTTTTAGAGATTATATAAAATCTATAAAAATCTCATCTTCATCATCTTCGTATTTTTCTTGATTTAGTAAATCAATATTCGACGGTAAAAACTTCCATTTTTCATAGTTTACCAATTCGATATCATCAACCATAGTTAAACCCTTTTTCATTTTGTAAATGATTTCCTCATTTGAGTGGGGTTTAATTTCTTGGTGTGCAAAATCCTGTAACTTTTGTTGAATGGAATCTACACCACCAAACCAAGAGAAATGCCAACCTCTGTAACGGTCTAACAATCTTTGTTCATCGTATCTCTTATCACGTAATCTTTGTGGGAGTGTATTTTTTAAATCACCCCATCTAATCGCTTGAGTTCCTGGCCAACCTTCAGTCATTTCCCAATCGGTATTGTAATTAAACCATCTCATCATAAAGGTTCTCCATTGGTCGGGGGGAACGGCTCTGTTTGTAATTTCTACAGATTCTGGGTCTGGTATTTCATCAACATCTGACAATAAAATTATATCAGTATCTTTTGGTTTAATAACGGAAAGTGCTGTTTTAATTTGATTTCTTTGATAGTTTTCTCTAAACCAAAATTCATCTTCACCTTCAGGACATTTTGGAAAACCTTCAATAACTGCATAGAATATCTTGTCTTTAAATTTCTCAAACATTTCTTGATTTTCCGAGTAGTATAATGGTTTCTTATTACCTGAATGAGTTTCATTGGATTCTACTATGACGAACATATCTACAACGTCATTTAATTCGTGTAATCTAAGATTTAATAAATCAATCTCGTTATTGAAAATAAAACAATCATATACTCTAACCCTGTCTTCGATATCGAAGAAAGGAATAATGTGTGCATTTTTAGGTAAGATAACAGAAGATAAATCTGTTTTAACTAATTTGTTTATATTTTCATGTGGTACTTGAGGGGGTAAACCTTCACGTATTAGGTATTCAATGTTCTTAGCATTATCGAAGTAGTCATCTGCGGTTTCAGTATGCGCAAATGAAAACATTTTATTTTTAATGAAATCGATGTTTCCAAACCATGAGAAATGCCAACCACAATCTATTTTAATAAATTCTAAATCATTATTATCCCATCTAATATTTCTTATGTGTTGGAATATATCTTTGTTTTGGATGTATTGTGAATATGTAAATGCTGCACCACCTACCCAATTAACGTGTTTTCTGTAATTGATATTCCAAATATACCAATCTTGACGAAAGACAACAGGACCCATTGGTAGATAATCCACAATGGTATCTAATTTACTCAAATCGGGAATCTCATCCAAATCTGAAACTAAAATGACATCATCGTAATTTAAATCAATCTTCTTAAATCCTCTTGAAATAGCTCGTCGTTGATGATGTTCTCTAACCCAATGTATATCTCTCATCTCTTCATTCTCAACGAGTTTCTCAATCATATCGGGTTCCATTTCCACTGGCATGTCAGTTACAACCACATGGATTATCTTATCCCTCCATTGAGTAAATAAATCTTTATTCAAAGAATAATAAAGAGGTTTAAAATTACCAGTAAAAGTTCTGGTTGATTCTACCAAAACAAATTTATCAACGTAAGGGTCTAATTCAGTTAATCTGAATTTTAATAAATCTAATTCATTAAAGAATGGAAAACAATCTATAACTTTTCTTTTCATAAGTCAATTTGAGTATAATAAAATATAGTGTTTATTTAGTTAATGTAAAATGTTATTCTTAGGTAAGAAATACATTAAATATGATAAAAGAATTTATAAAGGGACTGAAATTGAATTTTAATCCCTACACACCACTAGTCGGTGGTACATTTATACTTGAGGATGGTAACGAGATAAGTGAACAAATTACCTATGAATACATTTATAAATCTTTGAGTGAGTATGATAACCCAATTTTAGTTGATGTGGGGGCAAATTCTGGATTATACTCAACGATTAATAAAAACAGTAATTTTAAAATATACTCATTTGAACCAAACCCTCTAACGTATTTGGTGTTAAGAGATAATGTTGAGAGAAATAACTGCAATAGTAAATTATACAATATTGCATTAGGTGATAAAACTCAAAAACTATATTTAAACTATGAAGAAATACTGTGGAAGTATGGTTTAAATTATATATCTGATGAATATAGTCCGATAGAAGTTGAGGTTAAAAGAATGGACGAGATAATCGATATTAATGAAAAGATAACTCACATAAAAATAGATGTTGAAGGATATGAGGATAAAGTTTTACGTGGAATTGGTAAAATCATTAATCATCGTCCAGAATTCTTTTTAGAAATCAATGATGATTTCCTCAAAAGAAGTGGTACATCAGAAGAAGATATTTTAAATTTCTTTAAAGAACATAACTATAAACTCAAAAGAAACATTGAAAAAAATATTTTTCATTTTACCCCAAATTGAAAGATATAACTTTATTATTAGTTATCATTGTTTATTTTTATTTTAAATAATTTATTACAATATGTCATATTCAAATCCCTTTAATCAAAATCAACGTAACAAGCAAATTGATTACATTAATTATTATTATTTCAGTGAAGCTTTTACACCCGAGGAAATACAGCAAATTATTGAAATGGGTGAAAACTTAGACCTATACAATGGACAAATTGGTGGTGGTGAACATACTGAAAATTTAGATTACCGAAGAAGTAAAATCGGATTTATTGAACCTAATGAAGAAAATCAATGGGTGTTTGATAGATTGGCTCATTACGCATTAACTGCGAATGAAAACATGTGGAATTTTGACTTAACTGATTTTGGTGACGACCTTCAATATACAACATATTATGGAGAAAATGGTGGTCACTATGATTGGCATACAGATGTTGGTGAGTCAGTATGTAATAGAAAGTTATCTATGGTATTACAACTCTCAACTGAAGAAGAATATGAAGGTGGAAATGTTCAACTGAATGTTGGACATGGTGTTTTAGATTTTGGAAAAGAAATCGGTAGTTTGTACATTTTCCCTTCATTTGTATTACACAGAGTAACACCTGTGGTCAGTGGAGTTAGAAGAAGTTTAGTTGCTTGGATTACGGGACCAAATTTAAAATAAATGATAGTTAGAATCACCAAAGAAAATTTCAATGAATCTCTTATTAAGTATAAGAAATTTATTTGGTTTATTTATATTGATGACCAAGAGGATGAGAAGTATATATTAACACTAAAACCTAGTTGGGCTGACCACAAAAATGAAATTATTTTTGAACTTAATAATACTTTTGAGGATATTGTTATTGGTGAGTCAAAAATAAGTGAAGTGCTGGATATAATTCACGGATTCAATATTGAATATAAAGATATATGGGATGGTCATAATAAACATTATAAACCATTCTATATTAATATAGATAAGGGATGGATTAAAAATACATCATTAGGTCTATGTTATTGTTTAGACACTATAATGGAAATGATTCACGACTTATATCCTGAGTTTTTCCAAGAACAAAAAAAGGAGGGTTATTAACCCTCCTTTTTCATTTATACCAACCTGTATATGTTAATCTTAGTTCGGTAACCCCTGGTGATACGTGAGACACGTAATGCCATTTACCCTTACCTTTAGGTAGATAAAAGAGTGTTAAAGAATTGTATTCAGGAACCTCAATTCTTTCAACGTTTTCTTTATTGTCATCCATGAAATGTAATAATCCACCAAACTGCGGTAACCAATTTTGTGATAACTGAATTACAAAACCTAAAGTACCGTTAGGTGAATCCACGTGAGGTGAAAGAAAATCACCTGGTGTATAACATGCTGCAAATACTTCATCCGTTGTTGTGTATTTTTCACCTGTTATTTGTGAGATAAAATTAATAACTTCTTCAGAAATTAACCATTCTCTAAATTCACATTCATGACAGTTACATCCTTCTTGGTGATTATCGAGTGTTCTAAAGAAATGATAAGCAAATTCACCACGAGCAAAAGCTTCAGTGGCAAATGCATAATTTCGTGAAATATCTTCTTGATTCTCAGTGAAATTTCTAACGTAAGTTACTTTATCGTACTTATCTTGAGATGGGTAAGAGGCTGAATTCCACCAATCTGAAGGCATTCCGTAAGTTAAAAACTGAGTTAATATTTCTACTTGCTCAGGTTTTAAAAAGTTATTGATTACCACAACTCTATTATTGGTAAACTCTTCGTTTAATTTATTAATATCCAATTCTGGATTTATTAATGTTTCTGAAAAATGTTCATTTAATTTTCTCATATTATTGTTCTGTGTTAAAAAAGAATACTTGGAATAATCTTCCATCTTCTAATGATTCTCCGAAATAATCTAATGATATATGGAATAAATCTCCTCTATACATTACTAATCTATTGAATACATTACCGAATCTATCAACCATATCCCATTTGGTAATATCTCTACCTTGATTAAAATGAGGGGCTAATTTAGCTTCTTCCTCGGTATGGTCTTGGTGTCTCCAAGTGGTTAACCCACTCTCTTTGTGTTTAAATAATCCGGTACCTGCAGTTAAAGGAGCATTGGGTGTAAGATATAAAACACCAGCCCAATCGGTATATGAATCGGTATGAATCCATGAACGGTCATCGGCGGTAGTATATTGAAAACTACCGGTATATTCCGTTTCCCATCTTGTTATTTTACCTGCAAACGGTTCAATAATATCTTGAATGGTTTGTTTTAATTCGTCACTGGCAAATGTTTCCGTCCTCATACCAGGATAGTTACCTCTAACTTTAAACTCTTGTTGTAATGCGAATTCCCTAACTTCTTCAGGGTTAGAATAGAAATCATCAATGATAAGTGAATTAACTCTCATATTGTTTTTTTTCTAATAATAAAATAAAAGGTAATAAAGAAAATATGATTTAGATATAATCGTTAAACATATCATTCAGATTTTCGTTAATTTTTTGCCAATCGGCGTATTCAGGAACATGGAAATCTATTGCATTATCTTCATTTACCCATCTATTCAATACACCTTCAAAATTACCGTAATATTCAAAATCATTATCTGCTTCATAACCACCTGAATCTAATATATCTTTAATTACTGTGGGTAGAATTTTAGTAACATTTACCTGGTAGGCGGGAACCTCAATATCTTTGATTGTCTTAGTTTCTTTATCTACCACCTTTCTAGTTACCGTGTAATCTTTAAAAAGGTTTTCAGTACCAAAGAAGTACTTCAACTCACGATAAACCAAATCATAAACTTCATCATAATATGCGGATTCATACGATGAATTATATAAACTGGCTAAATTACTATTAACTTCAGGCGCATTTTCTTTTATAAAGTCGGACAAATCATTTTCATCCATTTCTAAAATTTGGTCATGAGTTATTATATCCTTTTCACCGTCAATCTCTACTTCCTTTCCCTCAACCTCGGTATAAACAGCTTCTCTAAGTTTTAATAAATTATTTTTATCTAAGTTTGAAATAACATCATCATAAAGGTCGTGAATATCTACATAATTAAAAAAATCATCAATATCATCACTTAAAACTTTTTTGGCAACTTCTCTTGCGCCTCCACCCCATCTGTCTGTGTCAAATAAGTTTGATAAATCTTCTTTGTCAATATTCATCCAATAACCATCACCACCCTGTATAACATCTCCAAAATAAGCTTCAACGATGAGGTCTATAATATATTGAGGGTCCTCTCCGTACATATATTTAGCCCACTTGATAAACATCTCTTCTTCAAAAAACTCAGAATATTTTTCTAATAAGTTTTGTTTACTAAGTAAGTTAAATAATACTTCGTAATTTCCATTAAAGTATGTGTCGACAAATCCATCTAAACTCTGGTAGTCACCATCTTCTATGTAATTTAAAATTGTGGATAATTTCATAATTTTTTACTATAAATATAAATATAAAAAAAGGGAGATAATTTTCTCCCTTCAGTCATCACATCAAACTATAAATTATTTCTTTTCGTAATACTTCTCAACTGTTTTCTTAATGGCTTCTTGAACCTGTTGAGTTGGTGTTTTACTTGATTGTTGAGTAGTAGTTTGAGTGTTTTGTTTGTTTTTACAACCGCATCCCATAGTGAACTTTATTTAATTTGTAGTTTATGTATTATATTATAAATATCAAGATAAAAGTTTTATGAATGTAAGTAAAGAATTAGGTTTTATTTGGTGGGCAACTGCAGGTTGTGCCTCACGTTCAACATCTATGTATATAACAGACGGTGGTTGTGATGATTTATTTAATCATGTTGATGGATGGTATGTTTGGAGAGAAGGTGCATTTACACACCGACAAGGTATACCTGAAGGGTGTGAGGATTATAAAATTGTATGTAACACTCGAAACCCATACTCAAGAGCAATATCGGCTTATTTAGATGAGTCGGTAGAAGTTGGTGGTACATGGTTTGGTATGACATTCCCCGAATGGTTGGAAAAGAGTTATTTTGCTGACCATAGATATCCGGATGAAACTCCAGATTTTTATATGAATAAGTGGGAGGAGTTTGGTAGAGAACCTGATTATATAATTAAAATGGAAGATATGGTCGGTTCAATTGAAAAGATACCATTTTTAAATAATCTTCCAAATAAAGAAAGGGCTTTACAATATTTGGTCAATAACACATGTAAAAACGAAAATCCAAGAGATGAATATATTGGAGAGTTCCAACACTTTCAAAAATATTATACTCAAGATTTAGCTGATTTAGTTTATGGTAATTTAAAAGAATATTTTGATTATTTTGGATATGATAAAGATTCTTGGAAATATTAAAACTTCTGAATATTTATCTTAAACGATTTTTATGAAATTCGCAAAATTATTATTGATTGAAGGTAGGGAGCAAGATTTTTTAAGAGCTTTTGGTAAAAAGTTTAATAAAAATGATTTAAAGAAAATATTTCTCTTATCAAGAGATATTGCTACCAATCAAAAGTTTTTAAATTTTTTAGGTAAGGTATTATCTCCTGAAGATGTGGAAGGACAATTAAATGATGCGAAAGAAACTTTAACTAAGTTTATAAAATATCAAAACGTTTTGGACCAAAGAGATATCAACCAGTTTCAAAGTTTGGATGATATTAAGAAGGCAATATTAGCTCACGAAAATAAAACCAGAAGGGATGTTAAAAAACTTGAAGACGCTGACCAAGTTTATGAAGATGATAGATTTACAGTTGTAACACCCAAAACACACAAAGCAAGTTGTTATTATGGTGCCGGAACTAAATGGTGTACAGCTTCAATGAATGGTGATACTCATTTCGATAGATACAACCAAGACGCTAAATTATTTTATATTATAGATAAGAAGGCTCCGAGTGATAATAAATTTTATAAAGTGGCTCTCCTTCAAAAATATGATGGAAATCAAACATTTTTTGATGCACCTGATAGTGCTTTTAATAATGGTTGGATTTTAGGTTCGGATGAGTGGAAGAAGATTAATGCGAGTATTCAAAAATATATGAATGATGAATTCTCAAGGGAGATTCAAATATTCAAAGACAAGGAAGCCGCTCGTTTAGAAATAGAAAGAATTAGACAACAACAAGAAAGAGAAAGAACTGCGGCTCGTCTAAGAGATGCTCAGGAACGTAAAGAGAATAGAGAGTGGGATTTAGAATTACACCCTGATGACGAAGAAGTTGCTAAGGTAAATGCCGTATTCAAACACTTATTAGATGATAATGAGGTTGCTGAAGGTGAAGACATCTATTACCTATTACCTGCACAGTACGGTCATTATAATTTAGATACGTATGAATGGTTAGGAGAAAACCAACATAATACCACTTGGGCTGTAGGTACTGATGAAGAGGCTGAGGAAGCGGCTAAGGAATATGTTAGACAACTTTGGGATGATATGGGTTCCGAGGCATTTAGTCAGAGTTTTGTTGACTCTCATATGGATATGGAACGACTTAAGAGTGATTTTTATGACATATTCTATGAAGATATAAGTAATAGTCCTGAGAATTATTTTGATTCAGAAGATTTAGGTTTTTCTGAAAAACAAAAAGAAAGACTCGAACAAATTGAACAGGAAATTGCCGAGTATGAATATGAGATGAATAAATTAGACCCTGATGAGGATGAAGATGTAATTGATGATTTCCAAAATTTAATTGATGAATTGGATAATGAAAGGGATGAGATTAATTACAGTCCTGAAGGTGAAGCTACTGAAGAGATGATTGAAAATTTAGCAAATGAAAGAGCTGATGACGCCGCGGATAATTATGAGCATTATATTAGTGAATTTGGTATGGACAGGAGTGATTACATAGATGTTGATGCTTTAATTGAAGATGTTGTATATACGGATGGTAGAGGAAATCTAAGTCCGTATGATGGAAGTGAATGGGAAGAGAGAATAAATGATAAGTGGTATTACATATATCAAGTAGATTAATCTATTCACAACATAAGATAAAATTATTATTTTATATCTTATGGAATTAAATTGGATACTTAAGGAACCTATAGATTTTGAACATAAAGAATATGTTCTACTGGACTATATACAAAAGACGGAAGATAGATTAGATAACTTTCAATTATATCCCGCATTTCAAGAATTATCTTTACACTTTGCTAATACGAGTAAGATTCGAGATAGTTTTGAATATATCACACTTAAGAATCCATTAGACCAACCTGACCAAGAAATTTTGTTAAGTGATATTGAGTACAATGTCATTGATAATTTAAACAATCAAGAAAAACAAGAATTAAAAAGAATAGCAACTTATGCTTATGATAAGTTTGCTTATCTTTTTGTTATGGCAAAATCCATATGGTCTTTGGTTTATGAATCAGTTTCTTTAGATTTAATAAATGAAGATGAAAATGATTTAGATTATACTTTTGGGTTTTTTAGATTTAAAAAAGATAAGATGTATTACATCTACCAGTACAATGTTGAGGTAATTAATGACAGACCAATGGAAAATAAATTTCACATTGAATTAATTTATGTTGGAAAAAGTAAAAAATATGTTGAAGTAGTAGAAGAAACAAAAACAATTGATACTGATACAATATATTCACCATTTTTTGATGTAAATTTTAGTGTAAAATTTCCTTTTGAAGAATCTGTATTACCATTAGTGAAAAGGAAAGTAATGAATTACGTATTCCAATCCACAAAAATAATAACACACAAAAAAATTAAAAAGTTATGAGTGAGCAAGAATTAATTGAATTGGTAAAAGAAAATCCTAACGACTCGGTATTAGGTGCAAAACTTAGAGAATATGTCTGGAGAAACTTCATCGACAAAAAAGAAACCAGATAATATTGTATGGGATGAAAAAGAGGATAAATACAATGCCTCAATTCTACCATATGGTACCAATGTATCTGCTCCTGTTATAAAACTGGACGATGTTGGTGCATTTAAAAGTCGAGGTGTTAACAAAGTCCAAAAAACATTTAATGCAAAATATAACGAATTAGTTGAGGATTATAATAATTTAATCAATGAGGTTAAATTAAACGATTTAATTTATAATTCAAAATTTTCATTTGAACCAGTAATTGGTGAAATTTATTATTTGTATAGGAGGCCAAGTGGAGAATATTTCTTATCTTTGATTTCTCCAAAAGAATGGAATAGGGAATATATTGTTACTGTTAGATTAAATTCTGAAAACAAATGGGTTTCAATAAAAGAATGATTAGTAAGGAGCTAATCCTAAAAACTAAAGAAGAGAACCTCAACACTCTCTTTAAAGCCGACGCTTTAATGTTTATGGATTATTGGTCTTCTAAATTTTATGGAATCTATAGGGATGGGATATCAAAAGATAGTACCATAAAATTAATGAATAATATGTATGGGTCTTAGAGATAAACAAGATATTATCATTACCCCAAATACAGTTTCAACAATCTTAATGGGTGGACTTGGAAATATAATGTTCCAAATGGCAACCCTATTAGCTTACTCAAAAGACAAAGGTTATAGACCTTTATTAGGATATTGGACAAATCACCAATCGGAGAGTTCCAAATGGTCCTCAATATTAAATAGAAATGGAAGGAATCACCACTTCGACCCGTGGGGTGGACACACCGTAAAAGATAGAGATATATCGTTGGGTGATATATTCCCAAAACTACCATGGTTTGAAGGTAGACCAAACGCATTTCAGTGGTGGTTTGACCAACAGTTAGCGTGGGACTACGATACTGGTAAGGGAGGGGAATATATTAATTTAGATTCGATTGTTACACAAACACCATCCATATTTCAAGGATATTTTTTTAATCACGAGTATTGGCATCATCATAGAGATATGTTACTCGATTACTTTACGCCTGACCCAAACATTACAGATTGGATTGAATATCACTACGGACAGTTATTTGTAAAAGATACTATATCACTCCACCTAAGATTGGGTAACGATAATGATTTTATCCAGCCAGTTAGAATAGAACCTGAATGGGTTAAAAACATTCTAATGGATATAGATAATGATTCTAATATATTGGTTTTTAGTGATAATGAATCACTAGCTAAGAAATATGTAGAACAAACAAATTACCCCAAAAGTAAATTTCATTTTATTGATGAGGACCCTTACATTTGTATGTTGATGATGGCAATGTGCAATAAACATATACTTTCAAATTCGACCCTATCTTTTTGGGGGGCTTACCTTGATAGTAAGCAAGAAAATGAGTATACTTACATTCATGAATCATTTTTTGAGCATCATCCTCGAACAATGATACCATATCAAAGTTGGAAAATTAAAACTTAATTTTATGAAGACGATTAGAAATAAACAAACAGGAGAAATCAAACGTGTAGACAACAAAGAGGCGCACAATCTCGTTGGTGTTAGCTACCTAAATTGGGAATTCATCCCAAAATCAATTTGGAAAACAGAAGTACGAGGTGAAGTTAAAAAGACGGAACCAAAATCTGTTAACAAAGAAAATACCCAATCAGGTGTATCGGATAAGAAAGTTAGAAAACAACGTAGAGAAGAAAAACGTCAGCGTTATGAAAACAAAAAGTCCTGAAGAATTGGTCTTGGGTAAACTAAGACAGCCAGTACACATTGGATATATTGCAAAATACATCCTAAAACAAACAGAAGAAGAAACCAAAGAGTTTTTGGATAAACTTATCCAAGATGGGTTAGTGGAAGAAAGTCCATTATCTCCTGGTTATTACGGTCTTAAAATACAATAAACTATGTCACAAGAAATGGTTAACCACCCTAAACATTATGGTGGAGAGGATAATCCATATGAGGTAGTTAAAGTCGCCGAGGCTTGGGGATTGGACAGAGATGCTTACCTATTCAATGTACTAAAATACATCGGGCGTAGTGGTAAGAAAGACGGTAACCCGCCAGTTCAAGATTTGGAAAAGGCGGTTTGGTATTTGAACCGAAGGATTGAAACAATTAAAAACGATGTTTAAATACCTTTTCATAGGTATGGTAATTACTTTTATCTTAGAATCAGTATTGGTAAATACGGGTGAAAGTTTTACAATGTCAGAAAGAATTACTATGATTCTTTTATGGCCAATAATAGCATTGGTCTTTTTATATTACTTATTAAAATGAAAACAACACAAGAATTAGTCGGTAACATTTGGAATTCTGAAACAACAGAATTCATGTCCGAAATGGAAGAAAACAGTATTGACCTAATTGTTACGTCACCACCATACGGTGTTGGAATTGATTACGATAGTTGGGATGACGACACTTACTTCAATGAGTACCTATCTTTTACTGAGAATTGGTTAACACAGGCGTACAGGGTTTTAAAAGAAGATGGAAGAATTGCAATTAACATTCCATATGAAATTAACCGACAGGCTAAAGGTGGTAGAATTTATTTCTCCGCTGAAATATGGTCAATTATGAAAAAGATTGGATTTGGATTTTTTGGTATTGTCGATTTAGAAGAGAGTTCACCACATCGTAGTAAAACTACCGCGTGGGGTAGTTGGATGAGTCCATCATCACCATATATCTACAACCCTAAAGAGTGTGTAATTTTGGCTTACAAGAAATTACATAAGAAAAAAGTTAAAGGAACACCTCAATGGGAAGGAGAATACCAAATGGTACCTGATGAAAAGAATGAAGGTGAAATGAGACGTAAGTTGGTCTATCATGAAAAAGATAAAAAAGATTTTATGTCTTTGGTTTTTGGACAATGGAATTACTTTGCTGACACTCAACAAAAGACCAAAGCAACATTCTCATTGGATATTCCATACCGAGCGATTAAAATTCTATCTTACAAAGAAGACGTAATATTCGACCCATTTAACGGTAGTGGAACAACCTGTTTAGCTGCTGAAATGTTAGGAAGAAAATGGATTGGTGCTGATATTAGTCCTAACTATTGTGAAGTAGCAAGAAAAAGAGTTAGAGAATATCAAATAGAACAATCACAACTTCAGATTGTCATTGAAGAAACCTCTCAGAAATGAGGGGTTTTTTCTTTATTGGTATATTTATAGTAAACATTTTTTTAATATGAAAAAATTTAGAATTGACGAATCGGAAAAAGAAAGAATCCTTGGAATGCATATTGAAGCTACAAAGCGTCAATATTTATCAGAGCAAGGTGATTACGAAAGAGATTGGACTCCAGAACAAAAAAGTGCTCACATGAATGGTGCCGTAAAATTATATAGTACGGTTAAACCTGATATGGGTAGTAAGTATTGTTTTGCTAAGTCAAGCGATAAGAATAGTGTTATCGAAGCTTTAGTGCAAAACATCAAGAATTCTGGTGTTGAAGGTAAAGTTTTGTACAAAATAAAGGCTGGTGATACTCCTGACGGGATTAAGAAATTATCACAGAATTATGATGTTGTTGGTGTAAACAGTAAATCTTGTGATATGAGAAACCCAAGAGTCGGTGATATTATAATTTATTCTCGATAATGAAAAAATTAATCAACGAAACAGGTTTACGTAACATAAAAGAATTAGCTAAGAGATATCCTAAAGCTAAGATTTATTTTCACCAGGATTTAGACGGTGTTACAACCGCTTTGGCTATGAAAAATTATCTTGAGGATAATGGTATCAAAGTAGTAGATTCTGAAATCATTCAATACGGTGATAAAGAATTCTCAATTAAGAAACAAGATGCCACAGGTGATACAATGCCTGTTTTAGTTGATTTTGCTCACGGAAAACCAATGTTTGTGATTCATACAGACCACCACGATAGTCAATCTGGTGTTGAAAAAGATACTGCAACTTCATTTAGACCTTCACGTTCAAACGTAGCGACTTTATCACAAATAATGTCACCAAAGGAAATCTTTCCAAATGATGATATTACACTTATATCTACAGTTGACTCAGCTGACTTTGCTAAATATGGATTGAAACCTGAAGATATTATGAACTTTATCTTTAGATTAGAAAAGGATAAAAACCTTCAAAAGAATAAAATGGCTTTAGGTTTGGCAACTAATAAATTATTGTTAGCGTACAAAAACAAGCCAGGATTCTTAGAAGAGTTGGTAATGACATCTAAACCATCATTACTTAATATATTCCAAAACATTAATAGAATTGCACAGGAAAGAGGATTTGCAACTCCTCAGATGATGTCAAGAAACCAAGCTGATTACATTGAAAAACAACAAGACAGTCCCAACGTAAAATACGAAGATGGTATTATAGTTCAATACGGTGGTGGTAGTATGATGAAACCTGGTTCTTATGACAGATACACTCCATTTAAAAATAATCCTGACGCTGACTTTTTAGTAATTGCTTGGCCAATGGGTTTAGTTCAAGCTTCTTGTAATCCATTTAAAAAGGAAAGAGAATTAAAAGGTGTTAACTTAGGTGAGATTGCACAGGAAGTTCTAAAGAAATGGGAAGGACAACTACAAAGTAAAATTATACCATTGTCTACTATAAAGTGGGTTTCAGAATCTTCAATAAAAGAAGGTTCGGTAGGATTCACCAATGCAGATTTAGAAGCGTTTTACGGTGATAAGATTCGTCAAATAGAAAACGGTGAGGAGATGTTTGAAAAGTTAAAGGACATTATGAATAAACCCTCAACTGAGTTGACTGAAAATGAGTGGGCGGCTTTAGATAGATTAGGTGTTCCTGCTTGGGATATGATTCAGGCAAATTCAGGAGGTCACAAATGTATTACAAACATTTCGGCACTTAATTACTTTGGAAGAAGTAAAAGACCACCTCAGGGTAAATACAAATATGATTCAGAATCAGACGATGCACCATATGTTAAATTTGCAAAGATGATTCAATCAGAATTTGTAAAACAATTAAAAGAGAAGATAAACGAAAGTAAATCAGAATAACGAAAAGGAGATTTTATCTCCTTTTTTTATGCCCAATTCTTCAGCTGTACCACCAGCTAACTCCAAAACTTTATCACCATATCCTTTGTGAGATTCACACTCATCTACATCTGAGCACGGCTGACAGTTAGAGTTGATTGTTGTGATGGTATTACCGTCAATCATAATAATATCCAAAGGAATAATACAGTTCATCATCCAAAAGCTTTGTTCACCTTTGTAAGGGAGGATAAAGAACATACCATTAAATTCATCATTAAACCTTTTTCCCATCATACCATTTTTTATTGCTTCTGGTGTGACGCAAAGTTTGACTTTGAATTCATTATTTCCTATTGTTACTTTCATATTTATATAAATATAAAGATTATCGATTATGAAAAGGTATGCAGGGATTATTGTTAAAAGTAATGATAGAGTATTACTATGCAAAAGAAATGCTGATGGTGCTTACCCTGGTGAATGGTCAATCCCCGGTGGTAGTTTAGAGGAGAATGAATCACCAAGAGATGGGGCGTTGAGAGAATTTTTTGAGGAGACAACGTATGAATTAGAAAATAAGCTTACATTTGCAGGGACGTTAACAAGATATAATAGAAACGGTACTGAACCTAGAGGTATGATGTACTGTTACATTTATGAAACTAACGATGATATTAACCCTGATTTAAAAAACGCCAAAGACGGTGATGAACATACACAATGTGGTTACTTCAATGAAAATGAAATACCATCACCAATATCTCCTGAACTGTATAACATATTAATTAAAACACTAAAGTGAAAAATTATAAATTTGAAAACGTACCTTTGACTCGTTATAGTGGTCATTTTAAAATGTCATACAACCCACTTTCTCTTTTAATTAAGGAATTTGGTAAAAAAAACAAAAAAATTAACTCTACGGAGTTGACAAAGTAAAAAAAAGTACTACCTTTGTATAACTTTTCAGAACAGATGTGATATTTATACATTACACTGAAAAAAAATCAGAAAAGTTTCAACAAGGACTTGTCAGATTGAAAAATCTTACTTATCTTTGTAAAACATTTGAGAAATCAAGTGTCGTTCTTTGAAGTGTTAAGTGGCTAGAAACGACTTAAAAAATTGTACTCAGTACAAAATCCCCTTTCTGTGATTAAGAAAGTTGTTTCGAAGCCATCGGCGGTTTAGCGTCGTCAGATAACCCCAGCGATGGGACTAAAGGGACTGAACGAAGATTAGCATCTTCGGAATGTTCGCAGGTCAATGACCTGACAACTAAACAAAGTGACTACGGTTACGACCCCGAGGGCAACTGCTGGGGGGTTTTAATTACTCTGAGTCCGTGGAATATCAGAGTTGAGATGGAGACATCAATAGGAAAAGTCACAGGTGACGGTTCGACACCCACTGCTATGGGTTGTAGGGCTGGGTACCAGTCTCAAGGGTTTCCTAGTCGTTAGAAAGACAACGAAGTCCTGACAGACCGTGGACTGGCAGGTTCACAGGGTGGTGTGAAGCATTTTGTTCTCAAAAGGAACGGAACTTCTCCCGAAGCACATCGTCCATTTTTCCACAATTGCTAATTATCCTGCAACGATAATGTTACATAAGATAATACAGCGAAAGCCTTCGGGCGTTGACAGTGAAAGGTGTCTAATACTTCAGACATTAGTCAATGAAGTCATCAGTTAGAACGCAATTCTACTGATGTCAATCACGAAATACCTGGTGGGACGGCCATCCCTTAGAGAGTTCGCAAGACTTTACAGAGTAGAGTAACGGTTGAGTAGCTGGCAACGAAAAGAGTGGTAAACTTAAATTACCGACACTGACTCGATACTACGGGCAATCGTAGTGGACAATGTGAGGAACCGTTTCAATGGATAATCTCACGAAAGACGGGTCACATAAACGTGTAGTCTCAGCGTTCTATACCTTTATATACCTTCCTTAGCCTCAGAGAAACCCTCTGAGGTTTTTTTTTGTCTAATAATTTGATGATTTAAAATATTATTACTATATTTGTCTTATGAAAACAGTTAAGATTATTCACCCACAGTTTGGTACTCTTTTGGATGATTCATATCAGGATGCTATCCAATTCAAGTTGTTCTTGAATTTGGTTCATTCTTGTTTGGAACTAAAACAAGATTTAACATCATTCAATGGACGTGATTTCCTTCTCCACATTCCTTATACTTTGCTTCGTGAGTCCATTGTATTGGGTAATGTTAAAGAAGTGACTTTGGCTGAATATGCAATTCAAAAATCTAAAATGGAAGCGTAATGAAAATTAGTGTTGGTGATATGGTTGTAATACCAGAGTTAAAAAAGATTAAAGAAGTTTTTGAAATTGAAGATTTCGGTGATGATATTGTGTTGTATATGACAGATGGTTCGGGTTATGGGATATCTCAGTGTAAAACGGTTAATCAAGTATTTGATGAAGAAGTAAATAAATTAGCAACAAAATGGAAAGTTTAAGAAATAACAGTATTATAAACTGGGAGTTATACCATAAGATTTATGGTGATAAGGAAATGAAGATAGAAACTGAAATAAAAAAGTTTGACTTCAAAGAAAGTGATAATATCTATATTGATATTATGAACGATGAAATCGCATCTGACATTAAAAAATGGAGAGTTACTGAAGAATACAGTTGGAGAGCGGTACACCGAGAGTTTCAATACAAATACATTCCTGAAGAAAAATGGTTTGTAATTGAAGGACTCAACTTGGATGAAAAACCATCAGGTAATCAAATAGATGGTATGGAATTGTGTCACGCAGCTATGATTTACTTGAATGAAAGTGTGAGTGAAGGTTGGAACTAAGATTTCCCTATTAGATTAAATAGGGTGGTGGAGTTGCTGACATCCGTCAGTTCCGATAGAGGTGAAGGGGAAACTCTTCACCTTTTTTACTTTTGAGGTATTTATAGTATATGAATTTAGTTGGAATTTTAAAAGATGTGTTAACTGAACAAAGAGGAAGCCAAATTGTATTCCCTTTGCCGAGGTACTCCACAGGTTTGAATAACTATGGACAAAACAGAGGGGACCACATTCATGATGCTATCGATATTCCAGTTGGTGTTGGAACACCTGTTTACGCTCCACATAGTGGTACTATTAGTGTTGCGGACATATATAATTCATATAATTCCCCAAGTGCTGCTTTTGCTAATTGTGGTGGAACTATAATAATTGATAGTACATATTATAGGACAACTTTCTGTCATATGAGTGATATGGCGGTATCGAGAGGACAATGGGTTCAAGCTGGGGATTTAGTTGGTTATAGTGGAGGACAAACAGGAACTGAAGGTGCTGGTAGAAGTGATGGTCCTCACTTACATTGGAAGTTACAGGTTAATGGTAGTAGTGTAAATCCATTAAAGTGGGTCAGTCCTCAAAGAATGCCTCAAGGGTGATTTTTTGTTTAGATTAGATATTTATAGTAAACAATTATATTATGGCAAACATAATTTTAACAGAAACTCAAGTTGAAAGATTAAAGAAAATCCTTGAGGAAAACAAAGATGGTTCCTATATGGCGAAACAACAATTATTCACGATAGCAACATTAGCTTACAAAATGTGGGAGATGATGGAAGAAGGTGAACAATTAGATGATTGGATGGAATCAAAAATAGCCCAAGCTGAACAAAGCGTAGTTGCCGTTGTGAAAGCTTACATGTATGACGAGGTTACGGAAGGACCTACAGGTATGGATGGATTGGATTATGACGATATAGTTATTGGTAGATAATTCAACAGATTAAATTGATTTTTAGGGACCCTTTTACTATTATTATGTAGTAAAAGGGTTTTTTATTTTACAATAAATCTTATTAATTATTCTACTATGAGTAACAAAAAAGAATACAAGTCTAAACTTTATCATAAACTCCACCAACTGCAAAAAAGAATTAAAAGGATGATGGATAATCCTGGTCATAGTGTAGATAAAGAAAAGGTGAGAATGAAGATATTACAAAAATTAAAAGATAAAATTAACGGAACGAATAAAAAATAATATGAATAATATAGACATCCAATATCAAACACTTCTTAAAACCATTTTAGAATATGGTGTAGATAAAAAAGACCGAACAGGTACTGGTACCAAATCAATTTTTGGTTATACCATTAGACATAATATGCAAGAAGGATTTCCACTTTTAACTACAAAGAAAATGGCTATTAAAACCATGATGACTGAATTGAAGTGGTTCTTAAAAGGAGATACTAATATTAAATACTTGGTTGAGAATGGATGTCGTATTTGGGATGGTGATGCTTATAAACGATATAAAACATCAAACCCTGATTTGTTAGCGAACGATGAAATGTTTGAAACAAAAGATAAACCTACAAAAACATATAGGTTTTTTACACAAGAAGAATTTATCGACAAAATCAAAACAGATGATGAGTTTGCTAAGAAGTGGGGTGAATTAGGACCTATTTATGGTAATCAATGGAAAGCGTGGAAAAGACCTGCAACACGAGATGAAAAAATAGTTGAACCAGGTGTTTATAACAAATACATTGACCAAATTAAAAACTTAATTGACGACCTCAAGAACAATCCTGACAGTAGAAGATTGATGGTTTCGGCATGGAATGTTGGAGAATTAGAGCAAATGGTTCTTCCACCTTGTCATTATGGATTTCAAGTGTATACTCGAGAGTTAAACTTAGATGAAAGAATTGACATTTATAATGGTGGTAGAATTCCTATGAATCAAAGTAGTGACTATTTCCACGAGCATATGGATGGGTATGGAATTCCTCGTAGAGCAATTTCTTTAATGTGGAATCAAAGAAGTGTTGATACATTTTTAGGGTTACCATTCAATATTGCGTCTTATGCAACTCTACTGTTATTAATAGCAAAAGAAGTTGATATGATGCCTGAATACTTAATTGGTAATTTAGGTGATACACATTTGTATTCTAATCATATTGAGCAAGCGAAAGAGCAGATTGAAAGGGACCCATACAAATTACCTCAATTAAAGATTACTAACAATGACTTGTTAAGCGGTGAATTTGATTATGAAGTTTTAAACTATGAGTCACATCCGACTATTAAAGCTCCGTTAAGTAATTAATATGGGTATTGGTGAAGCATTATTTGAATTCATCAAATCTCATTATGTAATTGAATATTGGGTTGATTTCCCTTTTGAAATAACCCATGAGGGTCAATTTAGACCTAAATTTAATTCTAATAGGAGAATCATAATAAAAGATGTGCATGATGATAAGTTTAGCTCATCAACTAAACATATTGATATCTGTACAATTAATAATGTTAATGTAGTTTTTATTTGGTCAAAGATTGAAACCATTGCTGGGTTTGATTTATACCATAAATCTGTTAATAATCTACCATCACTGATTATGAACATCTTTCGTGATTCTAAGAGTAAAGATTTTTATAAATTTCTTATCGAACAAGATATGAAAGTTATTATACCTCTTAAGATGATAACTGAAGAATTCCCTAAGTTATATGACGGACTACCTGAAGATTTTAAATTTAGTCATTCCAACGATTAAGTATTCATACCCTAGAGAAGAAGGGACGATTTATAAAGTTGATTACGAATCGGTTGTACATTACACTGACGATTCTGGTAAAGATGTCATTAAAGGTATTGTTAAATTTGAGAGAATTAGTGGTTATAATAAAATAACCATAGCTAATAAAGTATTGTTAGAATGTTTGTACAGTGAGATATGGGATAAAGCGAAATATATTGGTTTATCAGGTTGTGCAATTAGAATAATTGGTGATTACGATAAATGTATTTGATTAAACTGAATATTTATTAACATGGACAATACATTTAAGAAGGCACTTCATATGATGTGGGATAAAAATCCTGTTTACGATATTAATTTTATAAATCGTTATTTGAGTGTTGAATATAAAGATGATAAAGAATTACGAAAGGAATTTATCAACTATATTGGAGGTCCTGATGTTGCAGTTGAAAGGGCTGAGAATTTAATGAAACAAATATTCAGAGGTCAGTCAGGTGGTTATGATTTTAAATTCAAACCAATGAACTGGGATATTTTAGAATCTGACGGTGACATATTCATTGAAAACATCTACTGCATTGTAGACCCAAATGGTGAAGTTACTCTCATGGGTGTGGATGGAGAAACTTATACTATTGGACAAATTAATAAATTAGAAACCAATGGTGTTGTAGATGCGGATATGGCGTGGGAAATCGGTGAAGAAACAAAAGATGTTATTGTTGAAACACTTTATGATGAGATAACCAAAAAGACGGGTGTTGAGATTAGTGGTCCTACAGATGTTGAGGTTGAGGTTAGTGATAAAGAATTCACAACTAAATTGGACGAAGCCATTAACAGAATTAAAAACCTTTTATTATGAAATTCCTATTAAACATTTTTGCAATAAGTATTTCTTTTTTACTAATATTAGTAATTGGTGAATATATTGCCAGTAAATTCCCAAAAAGTAAATTTAATAAATTTTGGAGAAAAAACGTTATAGGTGTAGAAGATTAATATTTGAATCTAAGTAAAGTATCTCTAGCTTCTTCTTCTGTTCTCCATACGAAATTTAAATATGCTGTCTCCTCAGATTCATCAAATGAGATACTTCCAAAAGAACCTTCATTGATTTCCCATCCACCAAAATCCTCTAATAAGTTATAACAAACTTTTTCTAAAATATCAGGTAGAGGGAATCTTTCACCATATTTATCTTCCATGGTTTCTTCAACATATCCACTATCGCCACCACCATCAAAAGTTACGTTATAAGGTGGGATAAAACCTTCTTCTCTTTTTATACGAATGGCTTCTTTAACGTCTTCATCGTTATCAAAAGAAACAGATGAACCATCAGTTTCTTCTTCACCGTATGCGGTATAAAGACCATCAATTTCAAAAATTCGACTTTCACTGTCAATATTTACTACATATCTATAGCAATCCGAATCACCATTTCCGCAGTCGGATAAGTCAGATTTTATACTGTCTAAGTATGTTTCCAAATACCTTTCCAATGGAATAGGTAATGGTATTTCTTTCGAATCTCTATGACAATAAAATTTATTTGATTCGGCATTTAAATCATCATCAAATTCTATCGTAACAGTCCCACATTGTTTTTCGATGAATGGGGTTATCATATTCAAGATAACTTTTAAATCTTTTTGTTCTTTTTCCATGTTAATAAATATTAGTCATTTATATCTAGTTTCATTGTCTTTAACATCCACAATGGTTTTTTTTCTGATTGTAATGCATCTACCCAATCTTTAGCTGACGGTATAATATTATTACAGTCCTCTTTTACGTGTTGTTCACCAACATATCGAGTATAGACAGTTTTTCCATCTGAGTTAACAAAGGACTTACCGAAGACCTTTTCACATTCAAAAATACCTTCTGAGTGGTGTCTAAATACTCTATGATTAGAGTGTCCAATCCATGCTTTGGATTCATCAAACCAATCGTGAATATGAATGTAATCCTCAGGAACTCCTCCGAATTTTTTAACTGAGGATTTAGCGTGTAAAAGTGGATGGGCCATATTTTAAGATAGTTGTGATGGAATTAAACCTGCTAATATTGTTACAAACGCTACAATCTCAATCCACCATAGATAATTTGGAACTTTTCTAATAATGATTAGTAATGACATTAGTATAAAAACCGCCAAAGGAAACCAAGATGAAAGGGCAAACCCTATTCCTAATAATGCACCAAAAATACCTAAAGTTGCTCCACCGAAGTGAACTTCATCGGTTAATCCTTGTTTCATTTTAAACATAGGTGCTGCGCCTACAAAACATAACCCAGCACCTGACATGAAAAACCATGTTGTTCCGTATAATAACATTGGTACTCCGATTGACCATGTAAATAATGTGAATAGAAATTTCATATTCAAAGGTAAGTGGTACCATGAATCTGAAATGGATGGTAATACACCATATCTTTTAACGATGAACGTTATGTAAGCGACAAAACATAAAAATTGTATTAATAGTAACATATCTTTTATTTTATAATTATAAGGTATTTATCGTTATGAAAATATCAAGACATAGAAAACATAGAAAAACCAAAAATCATCTACAAACTGTTATAAAGATTTTAAAAAAAGAATTTAATTATGAAGAATAAAATCAAAATGTTTTTACATAACCTCTTAGTTGCTTTTTTCGAAACAATTAAAATGTTATGATTCACATACATGAGATAAATCAAGTTATATGGGTCAACACTCCTCATGGTAAGGGGATTGCTTTATTTTTAATAGATTATGGTCCACAACAAAATACAGTTTGGGTTGTGACTCTAAAAGAAAATGGTAAAATAAAACATTATGACTCAAATCAGATATCTATAGAAATAAACCATACCTTAGATTTTAATAAAGACGATGTTTAAATACTTAGCTCAGATACTAGCCCAATTTTCCATGACACAAAGAATCATGGCTTTACTTATTATACTATTTTCAGTTATTATATTAACACTAACACCTAAATTTTTAGATGCGTTCACTCAGGATAATGGTGAGTTGTGGGAAACTGTTAATCAACAAAGTTCTCAAATAACTCAAATGAGGGGTGAAATAACCCGTTTAAACGGAGAAATCATAAATAATGAAAGGGAGTGTACAAATGAAATTATAAGAAGGGAGAAAGAGATTTTGGATATGATTGGTAATCTTGAAAATAAAATGGAAAGAACTCGACCAAGAGCTAATATGATTTATGATGGTATGGATACTATTATGATGACTCGAGAATTAAAAAACATAAAAAAGAACATAAAAAACCATATTGACGAAATTAAATAAAAAACAAATGAAAAATATTTTATTAACTATTATTGCCACCACAATGTTATTTGGTTGTAATACAGAAAACTCAAAACCTGAATCACATGAACCTATTTTACAAATCCATGAAGGTGCCTATGCATTTTGTGGAGCATCAGGAGCAGTTCCAACAGGTAGAAAAATTATTGTGCAGGGTGTTGAATACGATGAAGGTTGTGCTATTTGCCCAGTATTAACAGGACCATCAATCTCAAATTTAGCGATGTGGGGAAAAGGTGGAACCTGGGGTGACTTCAATGTGAGTGATAATCCGCAGACACCTGACGGTACAAATAAAACCGTGTGGTCATTCTTTTGGTATTTTGATTCTACAACTACAGTCCCACAATTCAATCCTGAAACAAAAGGATGGGAACTATTACCACCCGTTAATCGTGCGTTCATTGTGAATACTGATTCGGCACATACCAGTGAAAGTAATATGTTTGCAATGCCAGGTCGTATTATCGATACATTAGACAATGGTATTATTTTAGCGGAATGTTATGGTCCACTTAATGAGGCGGCAGTTCCATTACGTAAAGCAATTCCTGTAACATCGGGTATGAAATCAATCACAGCGGCTAAAGATGGTGCACCTTATCCTGTTGGAACACCAATTCCTGTTATGAAGTTGAGCGGTAGTATTCAAAATAAATAGGAAATATAATTTAGTGTAAATTATGGGAACTATACCAACCACAGCAGATACCGCAAACGCTCAAGCTAACCTAAATAATATGATTGAGTTTAATACTCAGTTCTATTCTTACGGTAACTCTAAGATTTTAAATGCATATGCACTGTTACAACAAACAGACAACCAAGATTTGGGTTTACAAATAGGTTTGAACTTACTTACCAGTGCGATGGCCGCTCTTGGAGGTACCGCAGGTTTTGCAGGAGCTCTTGCAGGTAACTTTATTGCTTCAATGGTGGCTCAATATGCAACACAAACACCTCCGAGTTTAAACGGTGAATTTGCAGATTTGATTAGTAGATTTGAACAAACGTCACTTCAATGTGGTTCTGATTTACAAGAGATTTATGTAAATGTTAATGAGGATTGGAACAACACATATAGTGGACAATTAATCACACCATTCCAAACTATTACCATAACAGGAAATGTTTCTGATTTAGCAACACCAAATTTATTTCCAAGTCCTGACGACCCGATGTTTAATCAGTTGTTAGAAACCGCAAGTTATGCTTTAGACCAATCTATTTGGTCGGTATTATTACCACGATTTATCATTACAGAATACCAACCCTCAACAGAATACCCAACATCAGAATATACTGAACAGGATATGGAGAATAATGCTACAAGTTTCTATGGGGCACATCCGGCTTATTATAACACGTGGGTTTATGAACCTGCTAATAAATCAAAAAATGATGCATACTGGGAAACACAAAGTAATTTGGGGATTGGATGTTCTATGACTAATGACGGTAGTTTAAATGACCAAGCATGTGAGTATCTATTTATTGATGCGTACAATGGGGTTATAATTAATCCCTCAGGATTGTTTAACCGAGAGTTTGTCTTTACAAGTTTAAATATACCACAGACAACACATACATTTAATCATTAACAGAAACCCTCACTTAATCGTGGGGGTTTTTTATTTGATAATCCAATTAGTGTTAGTTATATTTTGTGAAAAACTAATTGATGAAAAACACTGTATTCAAAATTATAGATAGTCGTACCAAAGGTGTTGATACTTACCACAACATTGGAAGTATGTGGTTAATATTTACAGATGAAAAGAAATGGGTTATAGAGTTAACCAAAGAAGGAACTCTATGGTATAACTATTACTTTTTCCAAGATTGTTTTAAGTATGTTTCTTTAGATGTTGTTGAAAATCAACACTATATCACCGAGTGGGTAGAAAATATAATTCAAAATGGGGTGAAACACACCGACTGGTGCCAAATTGGTACTTCAACTTCTATTGAAGACGCCATTCAAAATGGGGTGAAAGAAGTCAGACCATTGGAGGAATGGGTCAATAGTGAGAAAATTGTAGATAAAACCATTCAGAATGGGGTGAAGAATACTGAGCCAGGGATAAAGTCAACACTTTTTACAGTTGAATACACCATTCAAAATGGGGTGAAAGAAACCAAACACAACGTATGGGATGGAGGTCTTGCTATGGAAGAGGTCATTCAAAATGGTATTAAAAAAACTGAATACGTTACAGATAATTTAGATGTTAAAAATGCTCTTCAAAATGGAATTAAAGTAACCAAAGGACTTGGTCCATCAGAAGTTACAGAAAAGGAAATCAATAAAGTTATCAATGAAACTCACGATGATGTGTATCATAATAAGGGGAGAGTTCAGGGTGTAATTAATAATGGAATAAAAGAAACCATAGAGCTTCCTGATAAGAGCGGTGAATTAAATGGTTATGGTGAATATTATGCTCGTCAAAAGAATATGACATATCCACATGATGACATTGTTAATGATATAATTAATGATGGTATTAAAGAAACCAAATATTGTGAGTTACATTCCTTAATGAGGGCTGACCATATTATCAGAGATGGAATTAAAGAAACTAAGAGTGTTCATATACATAATGGTGAATCTATTGAATCAGTAAT